GGTCAAAACGGGAAAAATCGAACCCGGCTCTGTATTGATCGTTGAAAGCCTTGACCGTTTGTCTCGCGAGGACGTGCTTACGGCCCAATCACAATTACTTGGCATTTTATCTGCCGACATCGATGTGGCGACGCTGATCGATAACCAGAGGTACAGCAAGGGTAATGACTATACCCAGTTGATCATTAGTCTGACGATTATGGCCCGCGCTTACGACGAGTCCAAGACCAAATCGGAACGTCTGAAAGCTGCTGCCGCAAAACGTAAGACGGATATTCTGGCTGGTCAAAAGCGATACGTCACCAACCCACCAATGTGGCTCACCAACTTCCAAACTGACGGGCAGTGGGACTGTGTCGTGAACGGTTTCGGCTCGGTCGTGAAGGAGATGTTCGAACTATACGATTCCGGCCTAGGTGGTCATTCGATTGCTCGGCTTTTCAACGAGCGCGGCGTTCCGACATTCAAATCCGCGACAAGTGAGGTTGAGACAAAAGGCGTCTGGTACTCACCAACGATAATGAACCTACTGAAACACGAAGCAGCCATCGGAACCTATCGTGCCGGTGATCAGGTAGCCGAAAACTATTTTCCAGCCGTGGTGGACAGGGATTTGTTTTATCGGGTTCAGGATCGACTGAAGTCGCAAAACAATGTTCGTCGTGGCCGTAAAGGCGATAGCTATACCAATCTTCTGCAAGGTCTGGCTGTTTGTCATCACTGCGGTCACGCAATTCGCCTGAACCGAGGTGGCGTCAAAAATAAGGTTCTCTATCTATCCTGCCAAACTCGTTTCATCGGCTCGAATTGCGACAGTGAAGGTCGCAAATTTCTGCCTTACAAAGCCTTCGAAGACGCTATTTTGCGGCTGGTGATGGATTACTACATTGACCAGACAAAAGGCGGAAACAAGCCGAAGGACACGATTGCTTCAGACCTCACCTCGCACCGTCAAACTCGCGCCGATATGGCAAGACGCATAGCAAATATACGTGCCGTCATCGAAACCGCTGAAGATGACGATGACAGAATCTCCTTTATGGCTCGCCTTAACGCACTGCGAAAAGATACCGCGTCTGTTGATGCGAAAATCGAAGCGCTCGAACGTCAGCTGCGCGACTTTGATGAGACTGACAAGGCCGAGAAAAACATCCACGACGAGATCAGAAGCGAGGTCTCGAAGTGGTCTTCGATGTCAAAGGAAGAGCTTTTCGTTTCTCGGTCAAAAATCGCACATAACCTGCGACGGGTAATCACGACCGTTCAGGTCGATGTTCCGGGGGAGCAGGTCATCGTTGCGGTAGGCGGCTTTATCCGCTGGTGGATCATTGGTGTGGACGGAACCGTGCGCACGACAGGCGACTGGTCAGCCCTACCCTTTGATATCCTTGTAGCACGTTCGAAGGAGTTCTTTGGCGACAGGATAGACGTGGGCGCTATGCGGGCTGTCTATGACCGGATCGACGTTCCAAGGGCTGATCCTGCTTTGTGGGACAACGAACGGGCTGCACGAGGGTTGTAATCGCTGCCACCAAAACGGGGGCATCGCGATCACTCGTAAAAATACGTTCGATTGTTCATAATGATCGCACCATATTTCGTTATGGCCGACATATACGTTGCCTTCACGATGTTCGGCCCAACCGAATTCAGTTCGTGCCGCATATTCTCGTACACATAATTGGCCTCCATTGTACGGGTTTGTGAATGCATTTGATCATTCATCCATTTTTTTAAGGTGACGGGCCATAGCTCCCTGTAGATCGGAAAATAATCATTGAAGTTTATGCCGTCGTAGAAATCTCTCGAAGTGCTCCAGTTCGCGTTGCGGACGGTTACTTCAACTATATCTATGCTCCCTTCACTTATTTTCCGATCCTTGGCGTACTGGCAAATCATAGGGTACATAACAATCAATTCTATGTTGAACGTCGAGGGCCATACAGTCGTGATATCTTGAAGGATATCGACTGACTGCTCGAATTGGCGTGGCGTCAGTTTGAAAACGTTAGAAGTCTTAGCGAGGAACGCTGCGTACGTCAGATCCTGATCGATTTCATTGCTCAATGGGAGGTTCCATTTTTTCGTCCCAAGATACCGCTTCTTTAAAATATCAAGGGCGATCAAATATGGGTCTGTATCCGGTAACTGATACGATCTATTGAAAAATCTTTGCAGATAGTGTTTTGAATCGAAGTTGCTGCCGTAAACGTTGCCGATTGAATGCGCCAACTGGTCGGTATCAGTCGCAAGGATGAACACGATACCTGTTACGTCAAACAAGTGCTTAATTCGTTCCAACATCGCCACGGCATATGTTGGCTTGCACCTGTCTAATTCATCAATGAAGATATAGAATGGTAAGTGTTTTTCTGTCTCGTCAATTATCTTGAGGAGAGATTCCAAACCGGACTTAAAGTTTTCGACCGATTCCTTGGTTTCATTGACATCATCAATGCGGGCTTTTGCAAACTTGTCGATAGCTGCATCGGATACGTCGGACAGACTTTTGGTGACATCATCCGCAACGTCTTTCGTCAACCCTTCTGAGGCCACTTCATCGCCTGTCACCAGTTCGGCTACAGTTTCTACGCCGCTGCCTATCAAGCGTTTAGCAGCTGTTTTTGTCAGTTCGGTACCTACAACAGCTGCGATTTTGCCGAAGTTTCTACGGAACTTTCCAAGCGCCTGTTTGATTTGCTTTTTCTTATCATCCGCCTCCCCTGCGCCGTACTCGTCATCAACCGCAACTGTCGACTTAATATACGCGTCAATGGCCGCTACCGTGAGGGTATAGGGGTCATCAATGTAGTCGTGTTCCCACGCATTGATGAACACGGCAGGGTGCCCTGCCGCTATAATTTGCTTGTGCATACGGGACAGAAGGAACGTCTTGCCTTGCCCCCACATTGCATCGACGTTGATAACGTAGGCGCCTTTTTTACCAGCAGCCTTGTTTTCTAAGTACCGGTTGTTCGTTAGTTCGTAGAGTAGACCAGCGTCATCCTTGCGCCCAAGGCGGTCGTCGTCCCAAACATCTGTTTCCTGCAACATTACATCACCACTGATTCAAAAACTGAAGACAGTGAATGCGAGAACATCACGATATGCAAGGTAAGATTGTAAAATGCCCCGCACTGCCGAAGCCAGCGACAGTAAAAAAAGCCCCCGTGAGGAGACTTTGTAATTCACTTACCAAATTCGTCTGCATCGACGCCTTCAAGGATTTCGAGGTCGTCACCTTCCCAATCGGTATCAGGTCCAATCCTACCGGCTGCATAATCTATAATGGCTTGGTAGGTGTCACCGCCAATCTGGTTCGTGTCGAATACCTCGTATAACCCAAAATCGGTCACCATTAGGTCTGGCCTTGGGTCAGAATTGATTGGAGGATATACGTAAAGCCTGTTTTTGATTTGATGATAGTAGTATTCTGACATTCATAAGCTCCTATGTTGATCCATAGGTATTTAGCCCTGCACCCAATCAATCCCGTTTTTATCGCACCATTGCGCGTATGTCGTTTTGCTCGATTTCGATATTCGTTTTGTGGCATCGTAGAAAATCATAACGATGCGCCAACCGGGATATTGCTCTTTGATTGTCTTGATTTTCTTGCGATCTGTCGCTCGCCAAAAGCCTTTGGTCTCGTAGATCGTCTTGGTGGTATGATCGATCCAATCAGGCAGATAATTGCTTGTAATCGTGTACGGTAATTTGTGCGTTTCATACGTCGCAGTCGCTGGAATTAATCCCGATTTCGATATTCGTTTTTCAAAATTATTACGCACGTATTCACCCCGTTTGGGGTATTTATCGAGATATCGACACGCAAGGCCGCGTGTGCGAATTTGCACCTTCTGGAAGCACTAATCGTTTTTGTCGCGAAATCGATTGTGTGGGCTTGTGTGTTAATCTCTATTTTGTTTTGACATTGTTATTGGATTTAGAATCTTACGGATATGACAGCCCCATCGTGCAGAGCACGACGTGGCGCTTATCTGGCAGACATAGGCGATTTACCCTGCGCCGGGATCACCGGCTTGGTCATCGCTTATGCTAATTGGGATGGATATTTTCGGGATTCCGACCTGTCACATATGGGTCTTATAATAACCTGCACGTGACAGAGATATTTTTTCTTTGAGATGCATATGCACCTGTATTTCAGGGGGCATTTCACTCAAATAAGAAAGACAAATAACTAGTCACTTCTTACTCTTATTAAGACCTAAAAGTGACAAGCCAGAACCCCGAGAAAATAAGGGTTTTGGCCATTTCATTTAAAAACTATTTTTAAAAATAGAATCCCGAAAACCATCAAAAACGTTAGGGGTCTGGCCTGCCGATAGCCTGAGCGGTAGGTGGCCAGAAACCCAAAAACGAAAAGAATTGAATAAAGAAAAAGTCGGTCTGGACGTAGGAGCCTGCCTCCGTATCGGCCTGTAACGACTTGCAACGGGATGCGTAGCATTCCTTGCCGACCATCAACATTCATAACGAATTAAATTGCACTAACTGAAGCACATCCGGTACATTTGATAAATACATAAGTAGGTTTCCTATCCCTACTTAATGCGTCCGTTCCAATCCGTCACGCATCATAGGCCATCAGCACTTCGACAATGCTGATGGCCTTTTTATTTTAAAAGAAAAAAATCGAATTAAATTGCATTAATCGGAGTACATCCGGTATTTTTCATAAATAACTTTACGAAACCTATGTCGAAGTAGGTATTTTTATCGATTGGATAACCAAATGAATAAACAAAAAACAATTTACACTGTATCTGCACCCTGCGGTTCCGGCAAAACAACGTCAATGACGGATTATGTAACGCGCCTTGTCAAGAATACAAACAAGCGTGTTGTCATTGCTATGCCGACGATCAAACTGATCGAGCAACAACGACAAGACCTGATTAAATCCAATCCGCACGTAATCCACTCTGGTTCATTGGGTGGATTTAACAGTGCATCAGCGGCTTTCAAGGACGCTCTGCTGGATGTCAGCAAGCGCATTGTCGTCACCACGCACGCAACATTGTTCACCGGTATCAACTTCGCTAAAAATGGTGATTTCGAACTCATTATCGATGAAATTTTTGAAGTCGAGAAATTCTACTCGATTTCGCTTTCGCATCACAAATCGATCCTGACCGACAACTTGCTAATGCCTGCATTTGCTGATGGCGAATATAGCCGCGTCTTGCCCAATCCCGAAAAGCAGTCCGTCTGGTCTAAGATGATCGACCACCAAGGTGATGACGTATGCAAAATGTTTTCGGATTTGTTCGCGGACGCCAAAAACACTGCAAAGGAAGTTATTATCAAAACGGCTGATGCTGTGGCATTCAATCGCCGAGACAAAAACCTGAAAACCTTCGTAGCGACGACATTCCTTCTCCCCGACGTTCTTAAACACTGGTCGCACGTCAGTGTTATGGGCGCATCCATTCAGACTTCGATGCTGCATCATATCTGGCAACTGCACGGTACCGATTTTCAGCCTCATCCAGTCATCAAGCCGAAGAAGACCGCCCATACGGCGCAGGACGGTGAAAGAGTCGAAATCGCCTATTTGTTCGACCAAAACTGGTCGATTGGTGCATACCAAAATTATGCGGCAGGAACTGAAACGCTATTCGCCCAAATCGGCAAACTTTTAGACGGGCATTTTGGTTCGAAGTACCTTTTGTCAGTTAATGCCGATATCGACACACCTGCATATCGCCGTCATTTTGAAAGCGGCAACACCATCGAAACAATCTCGCACGGGCTTAATATCTTTCGTGAAGAAACCAATGCCGCGTTTTTAACCGCCTTGAATTACTCGGATTATCAGATAGCGAACCTTGATGGGATTTACGGCTTCGATCAGGCAAAAATCCATATGTGCCGCACTGTCGAGGTCGCCTACCAGTTTTTCTCTCGCACCAATATTCGGATGGCGGATTCGGATAAGCAATGTCGTTTTGTTGTCGCCGACCGTCGCACCGCTGAAGCCGTAGCAGACATTTTCAAGACAACGAACGTCATCAAGATCGACCACGATATCGTGTTGCGGCCTGATCGCGTCAAAAAGCAGAAGGTTGAAGACAAAGACCGGCAGGCGAAATCGCGGGAAGTTACAAAGGTTGAAAAGGAATTATTGAAGCAGATTAAACCGACACAGCGTCTCCATTTCGGCTACGGCCAGCACGTTAAGGACATTCAGCCTGTTGCGATGACGGAAAGCGCTAAGGGGTTTTTCCGGTGGATCGATGGCAAGCGTAATTTCGTTCCGGCGGCAAAGGCACTGACACCTTATATTACGCCAAGCGTTACCCGCGATGATGCAACCCGCCAGAATCCAAACCTGCTGGCAATCGATATTGATGGCACGACGATCACGCCGGAGGACGCGCTAAACCTGATCCCTTACACGGCAGGCGTATACAACACCTACTCCTGCGACGTAGGGGCAACGGGCCTCTATCGCTATCGCATTTACATACCGATGACGCACGAGGTACCGCTGCATTATGCAAAGTGGATGAGCAAGCATATCACGGCGCGTATGACCGAGATCGACCCTACGATCTACGTCGATAAATTGTCGGCCAAGGATATCTTTTATCTGCCCTGCAAACCCCTTTCCGGCCAGAAGGTCGATTATTACCGCCACGTAGACACCGACAAGCCGGTCCTCGATCCGACGACCCTAACTCGCCAGTGGGCCAAGGAAGAATATAAAGCCCAACAGGCTCAGCCAATCACGGCTCCTACCCTACCCGCCACCAAACCGCAGACCGGCATCAAGCCTTGGCAGCAAGCCATCCGCCGTCAGCAGCACGAGGCAGTGATACAGGCTGGTGTCGCTAAGTACGGCAATTGCGCACAAGGTACTGGCAATCGGAATTTTAATGCGTTTGCACAGTATCTGGTCAGCCAATCCGATATCGAAATCTCCGATCTGGCCGCATATCTCGGTGCAACTTATCAGTACTTTGGCCGCGATATGGCTGATCGCAAACGCCAAGCCACGGCGCTGTTATCCGACAGCCATATCCTTCAAATCATTGCGCAAAGGGGAATGTAAATGGTGTCGATCAACAGAGTTGACTGTGCAATCCACCAGAGCGATGTGATTGACCGTAACGGAGGATTTTAAATGATCGAAAAAGCATACCCTTGGATCGCAATGTATTTGTTATTGGCGATTTTTTATAAAATAGAGCCTGAACCGCTTTCGACCGTCTGGCCAGTCCTCGTCGCCGTAGGCGGTATGATGGCAATTTCATTCTTACGCGTTATTCGCGGCAAATAAAAAAGGGGGCTTTTAGCCCCCTTTTTGTTTTACTTCTTTTTTGCTTCGCGCAGTTTCCGCGAACGTTCTTCCGAACGCTGGACGATCTGCGCCCTGATATCATCATCGGTCTGGATCAGTTTCTCTGCAGCGTCCAACAATTCGAGAATTTCAGCCTTATCCTTCGCCGCAAAATGCGTCACACCATTGATGCTAATTGGCGATGATCCGATACGAACAACATAACCATCACCACGCGGCGTGAACCAATCGGTGCGATTAGACGTGTATCCACGAGACATCTTATTTGCGATTTCGCGTTGATCACGCAGTTTTGCCAAAAACTTCGATACCGGATCAGTTCCGCCTGCACGTCCTACCGTTTTCGTTGTCGCTTTGGCCGCGAACAAATCAAACAGCTTCTTTTTATCTACAGTTGCCATTTCAATTTCCTTTCAGGTGATATGCAAGTCAATGACACCACATAAATCATAAATAAGTTTACAGTCAATTCGATTTTAAAAAATGAAAATGATCAGATACGATATACCTAACTTCATCGTCCGAAACGAAATGAGTGATTACGTTGCATCTCATCCAGCAATGTCACGCGACGAGGCAATCACCGAATGGATGGTGACAAAATACAAGGCGTGGATAGAGACGCATATCAACCCGGTTGTTGATTTTGTTGCCAATATCGAGCCGACATATTTTGATGTGACTTTTGCAGATGTAGCTGACGCAACCACCTTCCTGTCAACGATGGGAGGTCGCGAATACTAATGTCTGAAAGAGAACGAAAACCACGCGATCCAGAGAGTAAGTCACCTTACTACGATCCCGTAGCAATTGATAATCGCCGTAGTCCCGAAAATCTAGAACGGCTTAAAGCGCAAGGGTTTCAAAAAGGACATCCCCATTACGGCGGAAGAAAGCCGGTACCAGCGATCCTCAAACAGCGCCTTGGTGATATGGCGGATGATGCAGCCGATGTCCTTTTTGATCTGATGCATCACTCCGAAAAAGACGCTGTGCGCCTTGCCGCAGTGCAATTGATAATCAGTCCGTTCGTTTCGAAAGCCGCTCGAAAGATCGAGGTGTCACACGAGCATTCGGTCTCCGACCTACTGCGATCGGTCAATGACCACCTGGCTGGTCACAAGTCAGCGATGATTGATGTCACTCCGGTCGACGAAGAAGACGACGATGACAACACCGATGACGACTGGCACTGACGCCGACCCCAATAAGAATAAGAAAATGAATGACATTATCCTCTCCTACATCTCGTATATTACCTCCACCCATTTCGCGTCTGGTGCGGCGGGTGCCGTAGTTAGATATGCGACCAGCAAAGACAAAAAACTCAAAGAAAACATCGCTGGTGGTATCGCCGGTGCATTGACTGCCAGTTACGTCACGCCACTGATTACGTCGATCTTATCAATCGATGAATCGAGTAGATCGGCATCCGGCATCGCATTCGTTCTCGGTCTCATCGGCCTTTATCTAACCGAAGCGTTAGTACGCATCATCGGCAACTACTCAAAAAATCCAGTCATACCGACTGCAATCTCGCTCGAAGGGATTGCCACCGCGATCAACGTATCTGCGGAATTATCTAATATTAACAATAATAAGCAAGATAATGACGACGACAACAACAGAACTGACGGAAAGTCAGCGCAATAAGCAAAAAGCATCTGAATTAGAGCAACTGATTACCCTGTTTCGCAACGATATTGGATTGTTCGCTAAGCAGATTTTTGGAACCGATCTCAGAGAAAAACAACTCGAATTCGCAAACGCCTTTCGCGACCATCCGCAGATCACGTTCCGAGGCGGGGTCGGATTTGGGAAAACGCATATCACCGCAATCTTAGTGTGGTGGTGCCTTATCTGCCATAACAGAGTCAAGGTTAGCATTTTTGGGCCATCTGAACCAAATATCAAGGCGGGTGTCTGGAACGAGATTGATATCTTGTATCAGCGTATGCATCCTGTTTTTAAACAGGCATTCGCCGTCAATGCCAAGTCAGCATATCGCAAATCCGCCGAGTCTGATTGTTTCGCTGAATATCGTTTGGCGTCGAAAGAAAACGTTCAAGCCGCTCGAGGTATCCACGCTGACAACAATTTCGTTTTCGTGGACGAAGCAGATGGTCTCGATGATATTATCTACACCGACGCGCTTTTAAACATTCTTATCAATCCAAATGAAAATGCCAAACTTGTCCTTATCAGTAACCCTTCGCGAGCAACGGGCTTTTTCTGGAGGACGTGGAACGACCCCGATATTTCTGACGAATGGACCAAAGTCCACGGCAACATCCACGATATCCCCGGCGTCACGCCAGCGCATTTGGCATCCTACGAAAAGCGGTATGGTGGCAAAGATAGCCGTCAGTACCGCATTATGGTCCTTGGCGAATTTCCAGAGGACTCGGCAGACGGCCTTATACCGCGCTCACTAATTGATATTGCCGTCACACAAACCGATATCATACCGGCACCAACGGAGCCGTATGTTTGGGGTTTAGACCCTGCTGGCGATGGTCAGGACCGCTCCGTCTTATGCATCCGCCAAGGCCGGATGGTTCACAAATTCGAAGAATTTCACAATCTCGACTCAGTCCAGCTCGCTTACAAAGTCAGAGATATCTATCAGGCCACTCCCGCCAACCAACGTCCAGCCGTTATCGCCGTTGACAGTATCGGCGTAGGTTATGGCGTCTATTCGACTCTCAAAGAGTTTGGCCTGCCGGTTAAAGACATAAAGGTCAGCAATAAACCAACAAGACAGCCCGAACGATACCGAAACCTACGCGACCAGATTTGGTGGGAAACGAAAGAATGGTTTGCCACGGAAGACGTGCAAATCCCTAACCACGAGACATTAATCGCGGAATTGACTTCGATCCAATACAACACGGACTCTGGTAAAATATGCATCGAGGCGAAGAAGGATTTGAAGAAACGTATGAAAGGCAAATCACCTGACTTTGCCGACGCGTTATGTCTCACATTCGCAGTATCCGCCACGAGATACGCCAGTAAGTATGGATTTAGTAAACCGCTAATATATAACAACCTGTCAGCGTATGAATAATGCCCTCGCATAAATACTGATATTAATATCGGTATAAGCGACCAAAATGGTGAACAAAAATAATAATAAGATATCGCGTGACGATATCGCGTCTCTAATTGGCCAGAAATTACAAACCGCAACTGCCTTTGCAGCCAGTCAACTACAGCCGCAATACGAGCGCAACCTAAAGCAATATCTGCGTCAACCAATGCCGGGCGATGACAAGATACGAGGCCGCAATAAATTCGTATCAAGCGATGTGCAGGAACGCGTGGGTTGGGCTGTTGCACAGATTTTGCGTGTACTCGATGGTCAAAAATCGGTCGTATATTTCGAACCGAAGACCACATCCACTTACGATCAACAGATCGCGAAGCAGCAGAATGTTGTCATCAACCATATCCTCCGAGAGAGAAATAGCCACGTATCTATTTTGACGCCGTGGCTCTTTAACGCGTGCCTGCACGGTCTCGGCGTGATGTATGTCGATCTGGACGCAAAACGCAAAGAGGCTCTCCCAAAATTGATGAAGGCCGTCACCGACGATCAACTGGTCGAGATGGTACAGGCCGAAAAAGACGGCAAAATTGTAATTGTCGAAGCCGGAGAAGAATACCGCAACGAAATCGACCCACAGCTAATAGCGGGGTTAGCCGCTCAAATGGGTCTGCCTATCGATCCGTCACAGATCGACTTGGCCTCTCTCCCTGATGCAATCAAAGACCAGATTATGCCGGTCGTGCGCGACATCAAAATTCGCACGATTTCGACCAATCCAGAATTCTCCTTCAGGGCGTTACCGGTAGAGGATTTCATTGTTTCAAGTGACGCCGATATCGACGTGCAGACAGGTGGCATCCGCGCTGACATCCAAGGCCACCGCACTTATCTTTCGAAAGACGAGTTGCTGGATCGGGGGTATGACGCCGACCTGATCGACAAACTCCCGTATGCGGGCAGTAAGACTGATGGCGTTGCGACCGTCCGCGAGAACACCACTTCCGGCCAGAACAATCGGCCAGGCTCGGAGGTCGAAGTCTACGAGATTTTTACAAAATGCAAAATCGATGACAACACCGCGAGACCATATCGTATCACCGTAGCCGGCAGTATCTCTGCGCCTGTGGTACTCGGATGGACAGAGGTGACTTGCACCTATCCGTATGCACCGTTTGTCCCGTTCCCCCTCGCCAACACCCTTTTCGGTCAAGGCATTGCTGATCGCGTTGGTAACGAGCAAGACCTGATTTCTAAAATCCAACGGGCGATCCTCGATAACCTGCATATGCACGTTGATCCGGTCAAAATCATCAATCCCGAGGTAACATCGGTTGACGATATCCTGTCGATCCACCCCGGCAAGGTGATCAGAAGCGAAGATCCGACAGGGGGCATCTCATACAACCAGCCACAGTTTGCCGGTATGTCGGCACTACCCATTGTCGATCAGATGAAGTCCAATATGGATTACGTCTCGGGTGTCGGTGGGCAGATGGTGTCTGTCGATCCAGCCGATCTACAGCGTGTCGCCGCAGGAGCGAATGCACAACGTGCTAACGCACAGCAAATCCTGATCGAGCAGGTATGCCGCCATATGGCCGATACCGGTTATCGCTATCTCGTGCGTATTATTATCGATTTATGCGTGCAGCATCCCGATTTGGCTGAGCAATATATCCAGCGTCTCTCCGATCAGTACGTGCCGTTTGCCATCGATGACTGGTCGAGCGAAATGGATGTAACCACCACGATATCGTTTGGAAGTATGGACCGCGATTATCGAATGTCCATCCTGCAAGCCACGCTCCAGAGCCAGATGCAAGCGATGCAGTCCGGTCTCGCAGGCCCTGCACAGATTTACAAAACACTAGTCGAGATCGCGGAAACCGCCGGTCTACAGGGTGCCGAAGCCTATTACATCGATCCGGCAACACTCCCACCAGCGCCGCCTCCCCCGCCTCCAATCGATCCTAATAAGTCATTGGCTGATGCTGAAATACTTAAGGCTCAGCTCAAGGCACAAGCAGATGAAAAAGAGCGTGAATTCGAGGCTTACAAGTTGCGTGTGGAGGATGATTACCGCCGTGATGAATTGGCCCAAAAACTCGTCATTGAACAGGCAGAAATCGCCGCAAAATACGGCGCACAGATTGATATCGCTCGTTTGGAAATGGAACAGGCTCGTGATCGTAAGGACATCGAGTGGGCCATCGAACGCCAACGGCTTGAAAACGAACGTCAATCTCAAATCCAAGAACAAAAACAGATGGATATAGCGCAGCGCGACCAAATGCTTGCCGAATTACAAACACAGCAGCAGCAGTCTGTAGCACCGCAAATGCCACCACAGTCACCGATGGGAATGTAAAATGAAATCAATGAAACGAGAAGAAGTCACCGAACGCGCACAACAGGCAACCCGCCTGCTCGATAACGATGATTTCGCCGCGATTATCGGCTGCATTAAATCGGATATTTTTGATTCATTTTGCGGTACGAATGTCCTCGATACCGAACGTCGTGAAGAAATCCATAAGATTTCATATGCCGTCGATCTCCTTCGTAAAAAAATAGAGGCATATATTGCAGCCGAAAAACTCGCGATGTCTTCCGATAATCAACCACAATAATCCGATTTTTTGATTCCGATAAATAGAAATAACAACAACCTTTACGGGATCAAAAACTATGACCGAAATTACCAATACCCCTGACAATGGGACTGGTATGAGCATTGAAGATGCTGCTCAACATATTGCAACTATGTGGGACTCCGTTGACGACAACGAAACAACCGACACTGTAATTGATGACGACACTACCACGTCCGAAACGACCGATGAAATTGTGAACGATCACCCGGAAACGGAATCTGAAACAACGGAAGAAGTCGAAGAAGACACCAGCGAAGAAACCTCCTCGGCACTATCCGACGAAACCAAAATCAAACTCGATGATGGTTCCGAATTATCAATCGGAGAGATCAAGAAGGGATATCTACGCCAAGCGGACTATACCAAAAAGACGCAGGAACTTGCAGCCGAACGTGAAAAACTCGGGTCGCTTGAAACTGCAAAGGTGGAAATCCGAAACCAGAGTTTAAACGAAATTGGGAAGATCAAGCATCAACTTGCGACCCATTGGAAGTACAACTTTGACATTAACTGGCAGCAATTAGCACAGGACGACCCATACGAATACGCCGTTAAAAAAGAACAGGCGGCTGCATTCGAAGGTCAGGTCCAGCAAATCGCGCAACTCGAAAACGCAATGAAAGCGGAAAACGAACGCGTTGAACGCGAAACCTTTGCGGCAAATCAGCAGCGTGCACGCGAAGAAATCGTGCAGAAGTTTCCAGAGTTTGGCAACAAAGAGACCGCGACACCCATCCTCAAAGGTATGACCAAGTACCTATCGGATAATGGTTTTTCGAAGGACGAAATCGAGGGCATTGCGGATAGTCGCGTGTTGTCGATCCTCTATAGCGCCTACAAGGCACAGGCTACTGCACAGGCAGTACCTGCCGCAAAAGCCGCTATCGCTGACAAGCCCAAGATTAGCAAGCCAGTTAATAGACCACACGGAAATACAGCATCCGTATCTGCCGCAAAAGCGTTCGAAGCATCGGGTTCGATTGAAGACGCCGCCGCATATATCGGATCGCTATCTAGACGATAATCATCAATAACAATAACGGAGAAGCCACAAATGGCCACATTAATATCAAGTCAGATCGTCAACAAGGCGGAAGATCTAAGCGCCGTCATACACAAAGTAAATGAACACGAAACGCCGTTTTACACATCGATTGCTAAGACTTCCGCCAAGAACACTTACCACGAATTCCTCTCTCGTGAACTTGCGCCCGCCAACAAAAACAACGCCGCAGCCGAAGGTGCCGACGCCGGTGCAGCTACCGCGTCGCTCGTAGATCGAAAGGGTAACTGGACACAGATTTTCACCTCTGTCGCACAGGTGTCCGGTACACTCGAAAACGGTATTGACCCTATCGGATATAGCTCCGAGGTCAGCGAACAAAAGGCTGTCAAAACCGTCGAAATCAAGAACGATATCGAAGCCGCAATACTATCTGGTAACGGTTCGGTGGGCTCTGGCGTCCGTAAGTTAGCTGGCGCAGAGGCTTGGATTTCCACAAATGCCAACCACGGCGCTGGAGGCGCAACACCCGGATTTTCGAATGGTCTCGTAGGCTCGGTTACTGACGGCACGACCCGACCGTTGACGGAAGGTATGTTCCTCGATCTTGCCGAAGACCTTGTGAAATCTGGCGGCAAGGCGCGTAACGTAATGGTGCCGCACGGTCTCAAGACGGCCTTTGCAAAGTTTTCCGGTAACGCCGACAAATATCAGGTCGCGAACAAAGAAGGCACCATCTACAACGATGTTGGTGTCTATGTTTCGCCCCACGGTACTTTCAAGGTCTTGTCGAACTCTTTTATGACCGAAACGACCGTTATCGCTTACGATCCGAGCCTCTGGAAAGTTGCGGAACTACGTAAACTCACTGCAACACCGCTTGCTAAGACCGGTGACTCCGAACGTTGGCAGTTACTGACCGAATTGACTCTTGCGTGTTACAACGAGAAGGGCAATGGCAAGATTGCAGACGTAACGGCTGCATAATCAACAAAACAAAATTAGATTACAAACTTAGGCGGGGTAATACCCGCCTTTTTTCGTGCATCGATAAATACCAATAACAATAATAATAATAACGGTATTTTATATGGATCGAAGATACACCGCACCTCCCATTGGTAACGTAGTTGGCCGAGAAACTCTCGTTTGGTGTGATGACAACGACAAACGAGTAACATTCACACGGTGTGGCGATGAAATATACGTCCGTACCGAGTGGAAGAATGTTGCCGCAGTCCTCAAACGAAATGCAGAGTTAGCAGCGGATTTTTCGCGAAACCAGAAACTTGGTGAAATCGTTCAAGTCGCAAATATACCCGAAGGACTGTATTATCAATGGGCTGACGAAGGAATTGTTGATGATGAGGAATACCTCAATCGCCGTCTAAATGATGCGCAATTTGCTAAACTTCGCACAAATAATTTGGTGCTCTGATGATCGGCACCTACCAGCAACTCGTCACCGCAGTGCAAGATTATTCGCTCAGATCAGATGCTCCGATTGATTTGTTCATTCGATTGGCTGAATCCGATATTTCTCCATACCTCATCCATTATCGTGCAGAAACCGAAGCCACAATCAACATCAATAGCAGCGGTGTTATCGCACTGCCAAATGACCACATCAAAACACGCGCAATCGCGGTTGATGGAATTACGCCCACTCCGGTCGGTATTTTCGATAACGCAATTTATCCCGACCAGATCACCTATTATCAATCCGGCAATCAATTAAATTTCCGGTCGGTCAATCCGATGAGCAAAGCGACTGTCGCATATTATGCGCGTGTCCCTGCCCTTACATCGACCGCTAATAGCAACTGGTTGTTGACCTACTATCCGTCCGTATATCTCTACGGCGTCCTGTCCCGACTTTACAAATGGGCAAAGGATGCAGAGGCCGAAGCCGACGCCAAAGCCTCGATGATGGAAGCCATTAACGCACTTCTTGAAGACCACAAGCAAGGCACGACTGTTACCAATCCAATCCAGCGAGAGGTGACGCAGTGGTAATAGATATACCTTTACCGCACTGGCGACCTGACGCTGCGGACATCAGCAATCCCGGCTTGAAAACGGCGAATAATGTCGCACCGTCGATGGGTAATGCACAAGGCACCGTCACGTATCTCCCACTAAAAGCGGCTGCGTTATACGCATCTACTGCGCTCGATACCCCCGCTCGTGGATTAATGATAGGAGCCGATAGTCTCGGTAATGCCCGCGTGTACTGCGGTACATCGGCGCGACTAAATCTCTTCGATCCAGCGACCAACACTTGGCTGAATAAATCTCGTCCTGCTGGCTACACAACGACTGAGCAGGAGCGGTGGAATGCGATCCAGTATTCTGCCTCGATCATCACGACAAACTACAGTGATAACATCCAGTACATTAATATGGACGACAACGGCAATTTTGCCGATTTAACGACACTCGTTCGCGCCCGGTATATCGTCTCCCATCGGGGCTTTGTCGTCGTCGCAAATACGATGGATGCTTTCGATGGAGCACAGCCGAGCCGGGTTAGATGGAGCGCCATTAATAATCCATTTGATTGGAGTTTTAGCCAAGCCACTCAGTCCGACTATCAGGACTTGCGAAACGTCGGCGCGGTGACCGGCCTCGTCGCAGATGAAGACATCTGGATATTTTGCGAGAACGCCATTGTGCGGCAACACTATATCGGGACGCCGTGGATTTTCGAATTTTCGACGGTCGTTGAAGGTCGTGGTTGCTCTGTACCATCATCCATTATTACAGTTGATGGCATCACCTATTTTTACGCAGGCGACGGCTTCTACTCCTTCCGATCAGGTCAGATTTCACCGATTGGCGCGGGCAAGGTAGACCGGCATTTTAGCGATGACGCCGATACATCCGCTTGGCATTTGATGACTGTCGTGGCCGATCCCACCGAGCCGTTGATCATATGGACATACGCGAGCAAAGCCGCGACGAACTCGCAACCAGACAAGAGCATCATCTACAATTACGTGACCGGCGAATGGTCACAGGCCGACGCTCGATCTGCATATCTTTACCAATCACAATCTCTGCCTTGGACAATTGACGGTCTCAATGCGTACGGCTCGATTGACAATGTACCAGCCTCATTCGATTCCAACATTTGGAGCGGCGGCAACGAAGTTGTTTGGGGCCTAGACGTTTCCGGCAAGGTCTACACTCTGAGCGGTCCTGTAATGACCGCGACCATAGAAACCGCTGAAATGCAGGTTTCAGCAAGTCTTGAAGACGCCAAGCACGACCGCGCTACAATAACGGCTGTAAGGCCGGTCTATCAATCGGACGGTACAGCACAAATTACGATTGGTAGTAAGCAACTGCCAAATGAGGGCCTCAACTGGAGTAGCGCCTACCCTACAACCGTCGCTACCGGTTACGCATATGTCCGATCACAGGCACGCTACCATTCGATCCGTGTAACGGTTTCTGGAAATTGGAACAAAATATCCGCCATACAAGTGGACGCGGTAGCTGCGGGAGGTCGCTGATGACGACCATTAATCCCATTTCCAATATCGATGACAAGAGCAATCTGCGGTCCATTATCAACCAGACGATACGACAGGTATCCGATGTTTCAGGATCAATTACTGTAGCCGCATCAGGCACCATAACGATTCAAAATCCTAAGATTTTCAGCGGAACCGTTATCGTATTATCACCACGTAATGCAGCAGCATCCAGTGCAACATACTACGTATCATCAGTTTCAGAAGGTTCCGCGTCAGTTGTCGTAACCGGTACTGGCGTTTTTGATTATCAGCTATGCGGAGTGCGTTGATGATCCGCCGCGTTGATACAGCAGAAGACGCAATCGAAACCTACGGTATATTCCGCGACAAAATCCTGCACGTGATTGATATCGCAAATGACGACACAACCGAAACCGAAATCCTGAAATTACTCGATAGTCGTGAAGCCCTGATGTGGGTCCATAATGACTCCATCGCGATAGTCCAGATCATTATTGATCTTACGAACGGTAGTCGTTGGTGCCTTGTGCGCATCGCATCCGGTGATCTTTCCGACATCCTAGCGGGCAATTCGGCCATCGCTGAGTGGGCAAAATCCCACGGCGCTATCGGCATCTGTTTGATTGGGAGAAAAGGATGGATACGCGTTCTGGCTCCGCTCGGATTCTCTATAAATACTACAAAACAACAAGAAGGCAGGGTCTACCTGCTCAAGAGATTTTTCGATGGCTTCATCACCCAAGACGACGACGCAGACCACGCAGACTGAGCCGTGGTCTGGCGCAAAACCGTACCTACAATCGGTATACGCACAATACGAT